CTCCTATTAGAGCCACAGCAACGCTGACTAATCCGTTTACTACAACTCTTAACTCTACAACTGTCCTTGTAACTGACAATGCACACGGTGCGCTTCAGAATGACTTTGTTACGTTTAGTGGTGCTTCCGCAGTGGGTGGATTGACTTTAAACGGTGAGTTTCAAATTAGCTTCGTAAGCGACAACTCCTACAATATAACTGCTGCAAGTCAAGCGTCTTCAGGAGCTACAGGTGGCGGTACTGTTACTGCGGCTTACCAGATAAACACAGGTAACGAGATTGCTGTGCCGCTTACTGGTTGGAGTGCTGGTGCTTGGGGTGCAGGTACTTGGGGCGTTGGCGGCATTACGCTTGCGCCTATACGGCTTTGGAGTCAGGCTAACTTTGGTGAAGATTTGTTCTTCGGTTATCGGGGAGGTTCATTGTTTTATTGGGACGCAAGCACCGGGGTAACTACTCGTGCGGTGTACGTCACTTCTTTAGGCGGTGCGTCCAACGTGCCTACTATAGTTAATAAGACCTTTGTATCTGACATCTTTCGGTTTGCCTTTTGCTTTGGCTCAAACCCGCTAGGCGCTACAGCACTCGACCCCATGTTGATTCGCTGGTCTAACCAAGAAGATGTGGCTAACTGGACTCCCACTGCGACTAACCAAGCCGGTAGCTTACGGCTCTCGCGTGGTAGTGAGATCATTACTGTACTGCAAGCTCGACAAGAGATACTGATATGGAGCGACACGGCTCTGTACGGGCTTCAGTATCTAGGCGCTCCAGAGGTATGGGGAGCACAGCTTCTTGGTGACAACATTACTATAGCTAGCACTAACGCTGCGGTTTACTCAGGCAACATCGCCTACTGGATGGGTACGGATAAGTTCTACTCCTACGACGGTACGGTTAAGACACTACCTTGTAGTGTGCGTAGTTATGTATTTAATGACTTTAATACTTCTCAATATGCCCAAGTAGTAGCTGGCACTAACGAGCGGTTTGATGAAATTTGGTGGTTCTATTGCTCTGCTGGGGTAACGCAGAACAACCGCTACGTGGTGTACAACTATTTACAGGACATTTGGTACTACGGCACGTTATCGCGCAGTGCTTGGATAGACTCTGATCTTCGAGAAAATCCTATGGCGGCTACCTACAGCAACAACTTGGTAAATCATGAAGTAGGCTACGACAGCCAAGAAGGGGCAGTAGCAAGTGCAATTACAGCTACGCTCTTATCCTCTGAGTTTGACTTGGATGACGGCGATAAATTCATGTTTGTTAATAGAGTGTTACCCGACGTAACATTTGAAGGGTCCACGGTTACTAATCCTGCTGCGGTAATGACTTTATCTCCTATGCAGAACTCTGGTTCTGGGTACAACAACCCCTTATCTGTAGGTGGTAATTCTGCGTCAACAGTTACCCGTACCGCTACAGTGCCTATTGAGGAGTTTACTGGGCAGGTCTTCGTGCGATTACGTGGCAGACAGATGGCGTTTAAGGTGGAATCTACTGAGCTAGGTGTAGCTTGGAAGCTAGGTATACCACGGTTGGAGATGCGAGCTGATGGTAGGAGGGGCTAGTGGCGCAAAGACTTGTACAAAAAGTGCAATCGCCCGCACTGCCTATACCTACAGGAGGCCCGTTAAAAAGGTACCTTGATGCCCTTAATAACATCTTGCGCCTATTTTTTAACTTGCTATCAAGTGCTGTAAACAGTGTGGTTGGAGAGTACGGAGGCCGGTTTATAGAGGCTCCTAACGCTAAGTTCTTCTCTACTGTAGATCAGACTGCCAGCGTTATAAACACAGCGTATGCGCTACAGTTTGAGAATACGTATTTAGGCGAAGCTATAAGTATAGCGGGAACACCAAAGGCACAAATAACTCCACTCTACTCAGGGGTTTACAACTTTGAACTTTCGGTAGAGCTGACTAGTACTAATGCTAACTCCAAAGAGCTGTCGTTCTGGGTGCGTAGAAGCGGCGTAGACATAGCAAACACTGGTAGATTGCACGTTGTGTCAGGGTCGGGGGGAGTAGATGACTTTGAATACAGTTTTACTATAGACCTAACAGCGGGACAGTATATAGAGCTTATGTGGGCAACAGACGATACAGGCATAACGATTGATTATCAGGCGGCTGCTAGCCCCCGCCCTGCCGTGCCGTCCACTTTATTAACAGTAGTTTTTGTTTCAGTAGTGCCTGAAACGCTACCGACACCGTAGGGATAGGCATTGTGGATATACAATACAATCAGGTAACTGGACAGTTTGAGGACGAATTAGGAAATATCTACTCGGCGTCGGCTGCGAGTGATGCTGCAAATAGAGGGGACTCTTCTACTATTATTGGGTCGTCAACTACAACCGCACCAAGGCTCACAACTAATTCCTCCACTACTACTGGGCAATCTCCGTCAAACTCAACTTTTGCTTCGGGCTATAGTCCCGTCCCTATAGCAGGTATATACGGGGCTGGCGGGCCGGGGCATGTCGCTAAGGTACAAGCGAAAAACAACCCTCGAGCAGCTTATGAGGCCATAGTCGCTGCTTCCGCAGCTATAGACACTCCGGGTGAGTTTACTAAGGTACTTAATGACGCTTATGTGGCGCTAAAAACTGTCGAGGATTTACAATTATATAGGTCACTAGTGTGGACAGCCGAGCAAGACGCTAGAGCGAAGCTAGATACCCTCATTAGAGACGGTGCTGAGCAAAAAAAAATAGATTTCGCTAGGGATCAATACAACGACGCACTTAAAGCCTCCGAAGACTTTAATAGAAGGCTTGAGGACGCACAAGCAGCGTCCCTTGAGATTCAGCAAGAGGTCTCCCAGAACGTACCAAAGGGTTTTGCTAGAGATTTCGCGGCTCAAAATAATAAAGCGCCTTTAGCCTATACGGACACTTTTGCAGACAAGGCTGTAGATGCTGGTTTGGCCGGAATAGGAAGTCTTGCAGGTGGCTTGTATCGTGGCGCTCATGCGGTCGGCTCTAACCTACCAGTAGTCGGGGATTTCGTAGGGGATGCTATAGAAGGCGTTGGAGAGTGGTTTCAAACAACGCCCGGAGTTATAGCGGGAACCCCAACAGGTGTTCAAGGACAATGGGGGTCGATCCCGCCTTGGATGCCAACGAGCCAAGTTAATGTCTTAGGCCAAATACCCGGCAGTGCTACTAATGTTGGCACTATGACTGGCACTATTCTTGACACCATCAATGCTGTTCGTAACGGACAAATAACGTTAGCTGAAGCGATTGAAGAAGGAGGTCTTACCGAACTAGCTACAGTTCTCGGTGTTAGTGATCTAGCGCTTCAAGCCGCAGCTTTGGCGGGTAAAACTATACAGGACGTTATATCCGAAGCTAGCAATGTTACTAATAGCGTGGCTCAACAGACACAAAATCAGCAGCCAACAACTGAAACGGATAGTGACCTTGATGTTGAAGGGGGAACTACCTTTGGCGGATTTACCGCAGACGAGAACTTAGCAACTCAGATAATAGAAGGAAACGTTGCTGCGGAAGAAGCTGCTGCTGCTGCGAAACTACTTGCTGACCAACAAGCTGCTTTAGCCAAAGCCACAAAAGTTTTTGAGGATGCGGGCGGTGGGGCAGCGGGTACAGCAGCGGTGCTTGAAGCACTGGAGGCCAATGGATTAACTGTTAAAGACCTAGCTGACCAGACTGGCCTTTCTTTAGCCGAATTAAACACCTTTATAGGGGCCAACACTACGGCTGGAACTGATACAACTACTACCGGCACTGGAACTGATACAACTACTACCGGCACTGGAACTGATACAACTACTACCGGCACTGGCACAGATACAACTACTACCGGCACTGGAACTGATACAACTACTACCGGCACTGGAACTGATACAACTACTACCGGCACTGGAACTGATACAACTACTACCGGCACTGGCACAGATACAACTACTACCGGCACTGGAACTGATACAACTACTACCGGCACTGGAACTGATACAACTACTACCGGCACTGGAACTGATACAACTACTACCGGCACTGGCACAGATATAACTACTACCGGCACTGGAGCAGATACTGTAACTGGCGGAGGTGGAGCAGATACTGTAACTGGCGGAGGTGGAGCAGATACTGTAACTGGCGGAGGTGGAGCAGATACCGTAGTTGCTGGTGGTGGAGCAGATACCGTAGTTGCTGGTGGTGGAGCAGATACCGTAGTTGCTGGAGGTGGAGCAGATACCGTAGTTGCTGGAGGTGGAGCAGATACGTTAACTGCTGCTGATACTCTTGGAACTACGGAAATAATTGTTGGGGGCACAGACGCACTAACTGCTGCTGCTGATGCTGCTGGAGCTACAGAAATAATTGTTGGGGGCACAGACGCACTAACTGCTGCTGATACTCTTGGAGCTACAGAAATAATTGTTGGAGGCACTGAGGCACTAACTGCTGCTAATACTCTTGGAGCTACGGACATAACTGTTGGAGGCACTGAGGCACTAACTGCTGCTGCTGATGCTGCTGGAGCTACGGAAATAACTGTTGGAGGCACAGATACTGTAGTTGCTGGAGGTGGAACGGATACGCTAACTGCTGCTGATACTCTTGGAGCTACAGAAATAATTGTTGGAGGCACTGAGGCACTAACTGCTGCTGATGCTGATACTGGGGCTACAGAAATAATTGTTGGGGGCACTGAGGTACTAACTGCTGCTGCTGATGCTGCTGGAGCTACGGAAATAACTGTTGGAGGCACAGATACTGTAGTTGCTGGAGGTGGAACGGATACGCTAACTGCTGCTGATACTCTTGGAGCTACGGAAATAACTGTTGGAGGCACTGAGGCACTAACTGCTGCTGATGCTGATACTGGGGCTACAGAAATAATTGTTGGGGGCACTGAGGTACTAACTGCTGCTGGTGAGGATGAACTTAAGAAAATTACTCTTAGTGAGGCACCTGCTTTAGCTGCTGGTGAGGATGAACTTAAGAAAATTACTCTTAGTGAGGCACCTGCTCTAACTGCTGGTGCGGATGAACTTACGGAAATTAGCCTTAATGAGACGCCTGCTCTAACTGCTGGTGCGGATGAACTTACGGAAATTAGCCTTAATGAGACGCCTGCTCTAACTGCTGGTGAAGATGAAGTACCGGGGCTAATTGAAGTACTTGCTTTTCCCGACACTCCCGGGCAAATAATCAGCCAAGGCGGTATGGAATCCGTAAGTACAGAAAAAGCGGGCCTTGCAAAAATTAATGCGTTGTACAATCCAGCTCTATCTCTTGAGGAAAACCTAGCCCTTCTACGCCGTGCTGAGGAGGAAGAAGAGGAAGAGGAAGAGGAAGACATCGTAGGTAGGGCACTATATTACGGTGGTGGCAGGGTACAAAGCTCTAATATAGTTGACAGAATAAGCAGTATTTTAGGAGGTTATTAACATGGGTTTTCCAACATCTGTTACCAACAAAATTAGATCAGGTTTAGGTGCTTTAGCTGATCGCTATACGGACGACGATGACACCATTTCTTGGACGAATGTAGGCAGAGATGCTCTTATGGCTTCTACTGCCTATGCGGCTCTAAACCCGAATGATTCTGAAACCATAGATAACTTTATGGGGACTAATCAACAGGGGCCAGTCGGGTATATGGGAGGAATTCCTAACTATACGGCTACTCGTAGTTTAGTGGATGATGCCTTTACACAGACCAATCCCGCCACTAGTACTGAAGCGGCAACTGCACGCAGGCCGGGTTCTATGGGACGGCAGTATTTTACAGACACTACTTATGCTGCCAATGTTAACGAGCCTATTATGGGCCAAAGAATAAAAACGCCAGAAGAAATAGCTGCGGAAGAAGCCGAAGCCGAAGCTAATCAAGCAATTTATGAATCCTTAATGGGTGATGCGTTTGATGCGCGAGTTGCAAGGGGTACACCAAATACAACCGGCACAACCGGCGGAGCTACAACAGACTTAACCGGCGGAGCTACAACAGACTTAACTGGCGGAACTACAACAGACTTAACTGGCGGAACTGGAAATGATACTTCAAATGCTGGATTAATTACTACCTTTGTAAATACCCTAGATTTAGCTACTAATACCGTCGCTTCCAACCAAGCTAACGTAGCATTAATGAACGCAAGCGGGTATACGCTAGCGGAAATAGCCGCCGAGCTTAACACGCCTCTTGAAACCGTGCAAAATTGGTTTGATTACTACTCTACAGGTTCGGGTTCCGTTGGTTACGTGGCTCCACTTACTGAAGAGCAAATAGCCGCGCAGAACGCCGCAACTATTAACAGCGGTGCCAAAACAGCTTTGATAGCATCCGGTTTCATAGATAACGGCGACGGAACTTTAACTTCTCCTTCTGGGGTTATTAACAGACCTAACGCAACAACCGGGCAGTTCGAAGGAGACGTGTTTGGGATATACAACGCCAGCGGAAATATGGTTTCTACAGCAGCAACTTTTGATTCTCTCGTAAGTAGTATGGTTTCAGGTAACAGCCTCACAAAAGGCGACTGGATAACCCTAAGTAACAGTGGCAAAACTGTTGAAGAAATAACCGCTGCACTTAATGCAAGAAACGCTAACACCACAATAGAAGGCGTAACGGCTTCAATAGAAGCAGCTTTTAACACTGGTGCTGCTGATAAAATTATTGCCGATAAAGCTGCTGCGGATAAAATTATTGCCAATAACGTTGCGGCTGAGAAAGTTGCTGCTGATAAAATTATTGCGGATCGAATTGCTAATGACGTACTAGACCCTTATGAGAGGACGTTGGTTGACGGAAATGAAAACTTCTCTGCTAATGCAGATGGTACTGTAACTGATATAGCTAGTGGCTTTAAGTTTGATTACGTAAATGGTGTTTGGGGTGCAGTTACTGATGATGATGCTTCTACTATTATTAATAATACTTCTACTACTGCCGATAAAGCTGCTGCCGATAAAATTATTGCCGATAAAGCTGCTGCTGATAAAGCTGCTGCGGATAAAATTATTGCCAATAACGTTGCGGCTGAGAAAGCTGCTGCTGATAAAATTATTGCCGACCGAATTGCTAATGACGTACTAGACCCTTATGAGAGGACGTTGGTTGACGGAAATGAAGCCTACTCTGCTAATGAAGACGGTACTGTAACTGACACAACTACTGGTAGTAAGTGGGACTATGTAGATGGTACTTTTGTTCTAGTTGCTGGTGGTGGCACAGATACTGTAGTTGCTGGTGGTGGCACAGATACTGTAGTTGCTGGTGGTGATGATGCTTCTACTATTGACGTACTAGACCCTTATGAGAGGACGTTGGTTGACGGAAATGAAAACTTCTCTGCTAATGCAGATGGTACTGTAACTAACATAACTACTGGTAGTAAGTGGGACTATGTAGATGGTACTTTTGTTCTAGTTACTGATGGTGGTGCAAATACTGTAGTTACTGATGATGATGATGCTTCTACTATTATTAATAATACTTCTACTACTGCCGATAAAGCTGCTGCCGATAAAATTATTGCCGATAAAGCTGCTGCTGATAAAGC